TATTATCGCACCCCACATATTTCCACCAATTTTTCCCATTATAAAAAACTTATGGTTTGATAAGTAATTTCTTATCTATAACGATAATAAAAATCTTATGGCAACGATAACACAACGATTACATAACTATAACAAAATTAATCAAAAAATTTTATCAAATACGTTGACTTTATATCTGATAGTGGTATCATTGTAGTTGTTAAAGGGTAACAAAAATCTAAATAAAGGTTGTGACGTATATGTATTCTCACATGGTTTATATTGTTGCTTCAACGCAAAATATCCGTGATGTTCATGTTGAAGCGGTGTACGATGGTAATGTATTTACTGTTGATTCTATTGTAGCAGGTTTGAAAGATCAATTGAAAGGACTTAATCACCAAGTTTCTATTTATGGTGATAATGCTTATATTGATGTACTTGATTCGCACGATGAATTAGTTAAGACGTATTCAATTATCCGTAAGAATGCTATGTTAAAGAAAGACTAAAAAGGAGATATATAAAAAATGAGTTTAAGTGTATATGAAAAGAATAATGTTGAGAGTGGCGTTGATTGTGTTGTTAAGGGTGAACTTACTTTTAATGTTTTGGATAAACAACGTAAGCAAGCACCTAATTCTTTTGTACCAGATCCTAAACCAGAATATGTTGTGGCAATTAAAAACCCACGTTTTCTAAAAGGTGACGAAAATTTGGTACAAGCATTAAAGGAAACCCAGTACGGTGAAGATAATAACCAGTTATCTATTCGAGACAAGTCTCCATTTCCGCCAGCAATTTTTGGATCAGACAATGAGAAGTCAACCACTGATAAAGTGCTTAAAGAGGGTGACGCTTTAAAGAATGGCCAAACTATTCTTATCCACGTCAAAACATTTAAGGGATATGGAAACGTTGGTTGTGGTTTTGACGCAATTAAGTTATCAACACCACTCGATAAGGTTGAATTGCAAAGTACGGGCGGTATCGTTGACGCAAATGTGTTTGATTTATAAAATGATAGGGCGGTCTAACCGTCCTTTTTTATTAGAGGGTGATTATTATGAATACAGAATATCAATCAGAAAGACGAAAGACAAAAGCTAGTGAAATAGGTGTTATTTGTAAGAACTATCGTGAAAAAGAAAACCTAACGGTTAGGCATATCGCCAATTGTGCCGGTTATTTACCTCAAACCGTTTACGCTTTTGAGAATGGCAGAAGCAATGCAACTATTTTACTATTTGATTGCTATTTCAATCAGTTAAACGATCAACACCAACTAGAATTATTTAACGAGATAAAGGGGTGTCTTGAATAATGGGTAAAAGCAATATCATTCGATCACTAGAATATAAAAAAATGTCGAAGCAATTAACCAAGTTGATTAGTAAAGCGAACCACAGGTATGACCGTATGACAAGAGCTGGTTGGAAAAGTCCAGCAATGGACGTTGCTAAAAAGACGGGTGGACGCTTCCGCAATGGTCGGAAAATGAGTTTTCGGGAAATGCAAAGAGAATACAAAAGGGTAAACAATTTTCTTAATAGTAAAACCAGTTCTAAAACTGGAACTAAAAAAACAGTTAATAAGATGTTGAAATCAACTGGACTAGATAAGAAATTCAAAACAAGCGACGTAATGCACGATCAAAGAACCCTTGACAAATACTTTAGTGTTTATAAGAGAGTACAAGAGTACGATCAGATTAAAGGCGTTGGGAGAAGTTATCAGTCTACTATGAATGCTGTTACAAGCACTTTTGAAAGTTATGACGGTATTGGTTCGGTAGATGATATGTTAGATCATGTTAATAAGGCTTTAGACGAACCAAGAGAAGATAATTGGGATTCAGATGAAACATTCAAACATATAATTGGGTAGGTGATTTAGTTGGAAGCTGTTAAAAGTGTGGACTGGAACAAAATAAAAAGCATTTTTAACAATGCTAAAATTACTAAACCGTCAAAGAAAAAGCCGGCAGTTTATGAACTTGTAAGTAGTTTTGATATTGAAACCACTTCATATTCTAATAAAGGCGAAGATATGGCTTTCATGTATATTTGGCAATTTTCCATTGAAAACTATGTGATCTATGGCCGAACGTGGGAAGAATATTTAACTTTTATGAATAAATTACAGCAGGTTGGTGAGGTATCACCCGAAAAACAATTAATTGTTTGGGTTCATAACTTATCATTTGAATTTCAGTTTATTCGTAAGATGATCGAGTGGGAAAAAGTATTTGCAACCGATGAACGTAAGGTTGTGTATGGTGTTACTACTCAAGGTTTTGTTTACCGTGATAGTTATATTTTAGCTGGATATTCACTGAAATTAGTAGCTAACAATTTACACAACCATAAAATTAAAAAGCTAGTTGGTTTCCTTGATTATTCAAAGACCAGAACACCCGAAACCCCGTTAACCGATAAAGAACTGGAATACAGTTCCAATGATGTTGTGATTGTCGTTGACTATATTCATGAACAAATTGATGAATATGGTTCGATCACTAAAATACCATTGACTAACACGGGTCGGGTTCGTGCATTTACCCGTGATTATGTATTTTATAACCATCAAAAAAGTCACCGGCATACGGGCGGCACGTATGGCCGATATAGACGGTTGATGAATATTTTAACCATTGACGATGGAACATACAAGCAAGCTAAACGCGCGTTCCAAGGTGGTTTCACCCACGCAAACGCAAACAAGCAAGGCCAAGTCATTGATAATGTTTCAAGTTTTGATTTTACAAGTTCATATCCAACGGTCATGGTGTCGGAAAAGTTCCCGATGAGTAGGGCGTCTTATCCTAAAATAAACACCCTTGACGAATTAGAAAAGTTAATGAAAAAGTCAGCATGTCTGTTTGATATTAAATTTAAGGGTGTACAATCAAAGATTAGTTTTGAAAACTACCTATCAGTTTCACGGTGTAAGGTATCGAGTGATTGTGTTGCCGATAACGGGCGGATATATTCAGCAACTGACGTTACAACCACGATCACCGATGTTGACTGGTGGATAATTAAGCGTTGTTATACTTGGGATTCGATAGAACTTGGAACGGTTCGATCCTTTTACCGTGAGTATTTGCCTAAAAACTTTATTAAGGCGATCGCTGATTTATACCAAAACAAGACTAAACTAAAAGGTATAACAGAAAAACATGGTGAGTATATGCGTTCTAAAGGCATGTTAAACTCCATGTATGGTATGAGCGTGACGGATATTGTTCGCGATGAACATACTTATGATGGTGAGTGGGAAACAAGTAGTGCTGATATTGATAAGCAACTGGACGACTATAACAATAAAAGGACACGGTTTTCATACTACTTGTGGGGTGTTTGGGTAACCGCGTACGCAAGGCGCAATTTATGGTTAGGCATTTTATCGTGCCAAGATGATTACTGTTACAGTGATACCGATAGTATTAAGATTGAACATGGCGACAAACACATTGATTTTATTAAGCGTTATAATAAATGGGTAGTTGGTAAGATTAACGCGATGTGCAATTTTTACCATTTAGACGATAAAATATTTCACCCGTTAACCATTAAAGGGGTTGAGAAGCAATTAGGTGTTTGGGACTATGAGGGTGTTTATACCAAGTTTAAAACGTTAGGGGCAAAACGGTATTTAGTTTTACAAGATGGCGAACTTGCGTTAACTTGTGCCGGACTACCGAAAAAGAGTGGTCTGGAATACATGAAAAAGCAAGGACAGACCGTTAAGGGAACGTTTGACTATTTCAGTGATGAAATGCACGTGCCTAGTGATTATACGGGTAAAAACACCCACATTTATATTGATGACAGCAAAACCATGCTAGTAACTGATTATCTAGGTAATACCATGGAATTACATTCACCTAGTGGCGTGTTCTTATACGGTGCAGATTTTACGTTATCTATCAGCGATCAATATATGAGTTTTATTGAAATGATGAAAAATGGTTATAGATTTAGGGGGTATGAAACACATGACTAAAACAAAATTTAGATATTATTCATTGAAAAATATTCAGCAGAAAAATGCAACTTATAACGTGATTTTCGGTGAACGTTCAAACGGTAAGACTTACGCTGTTTTGAAGCAAGCGCTCGAAAATTATAAAAAAGATGGGGCACAATTTGCCTACGTTAGACGGTGGCAAGATGATGTTAAGGCACGGCGTGCTAGTACCATTTTCAATGGCCTACAGGAAGATGGTACCATTGCTAAGCTGTTTGGTGATGAGTATACCGGGGTCACGTATTACAGTGGCAAATTTTACTTGTGTAGTTATGATGATAAGGGAAAAGCCTTATATAATGATAGTGACGTTTTAGGTTATACGTTTGCGCTATCAGACACGGAACACGGTAAGTCAAGTTCATATCCAAAAGTAACTTTGATAATGTTTGATGAATTTCTAACGAACCATTTATATTTACCCGATGAGTTTGTGTTGTTCATGAACACGGTTTCTACCATTGTTCGGCTACGAACTAATGTTAAAATTTATATGCTAGGTAACACGGTTAACAAGTTTTGCCCGTATTTCCAAGAAATGGGCTTAAACCACATTAAGGAAATGAAACAGGGTTCAATTGATGTATACAGTTATGGTGACAGCAAGTTAAAAGTTGCCGTTGAGTATACAGCGAACACGTCAAGCACTAAGAAAAACAATTTCTACTTTGCTTTTAATAACCCTAAGTTGTCAATGATTACCGGTGGGGCGTGGGAGCTAAATATTTACCCACATTTACCAGTTAAATATAAGCCCCACAACATTAAGTTTATTTATTTCATTGTGTTTAACGACCAAACTTTTCAGTGTGAAATTATTGACAAAGACCCGTATTACTTTACTTTTATTCATTTGAAAACTACACCGATTAAAGATGAAGATAACGACTTGATTTATACGACTGACTATGTTCCTAAAATGAACTATAATAGAAACATAATGAAACCTATAACAGACTTGCAAAATAACATTAAATGGTTTATAATGACAGATAGGGTGTATTATCAAAATAACGATGTTGGGGACAGTATCAACAATTATCTAAAAATATGCAGACAGGGGTTGTAATGTAATGGAAGAATTTTTAACACACGGTTTAGCGCAACTTATTTCAGCGGTGGGTTTTCCGATTGTGGTTGCTGTGGCCTTGTATTATCAAAACAATTCGCTTTCATCTAGCTATCAGAAGTTAACCCAACAGTTACAGGAAAAGATTGACAACAACACGTTGGTTTTAACCCGGTTAGTTGAGAAGCTACACCAAGATGTTGTATTAGAAAAGACTGACAACGAAAAGGGTGATAGTAAATGATTAGTTTAACCGATAAGCATGGACTGTTAAAACAGTTCAAAGATGAACAGTTAAATAAGACCTTAACCATGTTTAACTGGTATAATTTGCCTGATACTTTACCAGCGGTTGAGCTGGAAAAAATGCTACAGATTAATGGGTACGCCGTGATCGCTAAATATCAAGGCAAGGTTTATGCTTTTCAAGGTGGTTTCACTGGACAAGATGTTTACAATCAACCAACGCAAGTCATTGTCAACAACCCGGCTTTAAAGAACAACACAACCTACACGATTGACGAAGATTGTATCGTGATTAAAAATGATGATATGAAACAAGGTTTGCTTAAAGCCTATGAATACTATGGCCAACGCTTGATTGAAAATCAAATAACCATGTTGATGACTGACTACAATTTAAGAATGCCATTTACAATTTCATCAAGTGACGACCAGACCACGCAATCAGCAAAAGACTATCTTAATTCAATCATTGATGGTTCGCTCGGTGTTATTGGTGAACAGAAACTATTTAAGGCTTTGAGCGTAACGCCTACCAGTAGCAAGCAAACGTCAACTTTCGCCGATTTATACGGCTACCAACAATTCATTACAGCACAACTTAATAATGAAATTGGCTTAGCGACTAACAACAACATGAAACGCGAACGCTTAACCACTAATGAAATTGAAGTGAATAAGAATGCTAGTTATCCATTAGTTGATAACATGCTGAAAAACCGACAGATGTCTATGGATAAAATTAATAAGATGTTTGGTTTAGATGTTGACGTTGAATATGGTTCAATTTGGGGATCAGATGATAGCACCGAACCAGAACCTGATCCCGAACCTGATCCAGAACCTGATCCCGAACCTGATCCAGAACCAGATCCCGAACCTGATCCAGAACCTAAGAAGAAGAAGCGTGATAAAAAATGATGTACTCGGAATATATTAAGGACGGCGGCACAGGTATTATTGCCTTATTGTCAAAAAACCAAACTTTAAAATATCTATTAAGTGACGTCATTCAACCGTTAGACACCGCGTTTAATATGGAAAACGGGTCGAAAAAGTTCACCCTAACGGTCGAAAACCTGCTAAAATCTGAAAATGATTTAACCCCGATCGCTAACATGATGAAAGTTCGTTTTGGACAATATTGGCAAGTTCTTTATAATTCACAACCTAACGATACCGACCCCGTTTATAGTTCAATCACGGAAAGCACAGGCGAACTAAACAGCAAGGGTAACAACATTAATCAAGTGAGCGGTTATGATAGTCCAGATATGGTCAACAGTGACGGCAGTAATTCAACAGGCAACCAAACAAATAACACCACGTTGAAAACTTTGAATTATGCTGATTTAACCAAAATGCTCGATGAATTGAAAAAGAATGTTTTTTATGATAAGATGTTAACAGATATTAGAAACTATATGTTTGATAGTTTTTACGGAAATGAAAGGGAGTAACCAGAATGAAAGTCACTCAATTAAAGGATATTGTTAATGGCGTCACAAGTGAAGTTCTTGGCAAAGAAAATGTTGTTACTGAAGATTTATCGAATTTGGTCGATGTTGGTAACGAAATTGTTGACAGTGAGAACGTTGATAATTATGTAAAAAAGTTAATTGATCGAATTGGTAGCGTTGTTTTTGTAAACCGCTTGTATGCTGGTGGTGTCCCCAGTGTATTAATGGATAGTTGGGAATTTGGTTCGATCGTTGAAAAGATTAGTGCTGATATGCCAGACGCTGACGAAAACGATAGTTGGAACTTACAAGACGGTCAAACTTATTCACAAGATACCTTTTACCAGCCAAAAGTTTCCGCTAAGTTCTTTAACTCAAAAGTGACCTTTGATGTTAAGTTGTCATTTACGACTGAACAAGTTAAGGAAAGTTTTGCAAACGTCAACGAACTAAATGCTTTCTTATCTATGCTGGAAACTGGTGTAGAAAACTCAATGACGGTTAAGCTAGATGGTTTAATTATGCGGACGATCAACAGCATGACGGGGCAAACCCTTAACGGTGGCCAAGCCATGCAAAAGGTTAATTTGTTAGACCAGTACAATCAAGCTAACGGGGCAACCTTAACAGCAAATAAAGCCTTACGGGATAAGGAATTTTTGAAGTTTGCCAGTTTGGTTATCAAGCAATATCAAGCACGTATCACGACAATGTCAACTTTATTTAATCAAGGTGCCAAGGCTCGGTTCACCAACACCAATGACGTTCACACCGTCTTGCTTTCAGACTTTTCCGATACAGCAGAAGTTTACTTGATGAGTGACACGGTTCATAATGATACGGTCGCCTTGCCTCAACATGAAACTGTACCATATTGGCAAGGTAGCGGGACAGCGTACGGTTTTGATGATATTTCTACCATTGACGTTAAAGTTACCGCTGATAAAACACCTAAGGAAATCAAGCAAAGCGGCATTTTAGGGGTTATGTTTGATACTAACGCCCTCGGTGTTTCTAATCTGAACCAACGGACGACTACCGCTTACAATGCCCGTGCAGAATTTTACACCAACTTTTACAAGATGGACGCCGGTTTCTTTAACGACTTAAACGAAAACTTTGTAGTATTCTACATTGCAGATAGTTCCGCACCTGCCAAGTAAAATAAAGGTCACAACCTATAGGGACTATGTTGTCATAGTTCCTATTTTTTTGTTAAGGAGTGATATAATGCAAATTAATTTTTACACGACAACCGACAATGCTCTAACGGTTAATAAAACATTGACCTTAAATAAAACGATTAATATTGTTTTCCGCCAAACGGTTGACGAACAAGCACCATTAATTGTCATGAATAAGAATAATCTAACAACTTCAAATTATGTTTATATCCCAGATTTTAAGCGGTATTACTTCATTAGTAGTGTAGACAATTACACGTCAAACTTGTTAGGCTTACACTTAACCACTGATTTACTAATGACGTATAAAGATACTATCTTGAATAGTCAAGTGCAGATCACAGCTAAAAACAAACCAAGTTATTTAAGTGCAAATTTACCAACAACCGCCCAGATAACTAAACAAGTTGTAAAATCAAATATAACGGTGAAACCAGAAAACAGTTTAATTCTAACCACGATTGGTAGTCTTAATAAGGGGGTTCAATCATGACAACAATATCTAGTAAAATTGCGGGCGTTAATTTGTGGGCTTATGATATTGCCCGACGACCGGACAAAACTCCAGATAGTTTAGGAAATCCGCAATTGTTAGGTTATACGAAAATCAATGCACAATCATATACAATCACACCCGTAACCCAAACACCGACTGAAAGTCTTAATCTACCAGTTAATAAAGTTGTTATCATTTTTGATAGTACACATGTTAGTAATGGTAACTCTATATCAACAATCGGTGTTCAGCTTTCCGGCGGTTCTAACCTACTTTCTCAACCTGCCGTTAGGTCTAGCGCGGTAACCTATTCTGGTATGAAATTAGTTGGTGATAATGTTTATCTTCAATATAGTTTACCTGCTGTATATTCGGCTAAAAACATTTTTACAACTTCAACTTCTGGAGTTAATATGCTTACCCAAACGGGAACAGTACCCAGCAATAACGGTTATTCAATTGTCATTTTTGAAGTTAAACAAGGTTATAAAATTCCAGTTGGTAATATCATTAAAGCAACACCATCTTTACAGAGTGGTTCTGGTACGCCAGAAACCTATGAAGTAACAACTGAAATGTTGTCTGGAACTTATGAATTGGTTATCACATGTGGATCTACTAATAACCCGTGGAAGAGTTGCGACATTGATTTTTCTACCGTACAAGATACAACAACACCGACACCGACACCGACACCGACACCAACACCAACGCCAAAACCAACACCAAAATATGAACTTGATCCTATTTTACAAAATGCTAACGTTGTTGATCCTGACCCAGTGGAAGAAACGTTTGGAACGACCTATTATCTAGATCAGCAACACACAACAGTTACGCTGAAAGCCAAAACAGATTATATTTTTGACACTGACGGAACATTAAGCTATATAATTAATAATCGTGGTAATTCTAGTGCTGTTACTATTAAGGCAACCAACACCGATACCGCAACAGCAACTTTACCAAGCGATATTGTTTGGGAATATCAACATTTATTTGTGTTAAAAATGAATGCTGGTTTACGACCTGACCTAAAACCTAAACCTGTTTATAAAGGTGAGCTTATACCAAGATTACAAAATGCTAAACTGATTGAACCTCAACCAGTTGTAGAAAGTTCGGGTATAAGTTACTATGTTGACCCACAACACCTAACGATCACGATTAAAGCCAACGATGGATACACGTTTGAAACTGACGGCACAATAACGTATCAAGCTAATGGTTTCGGTTCACAGGCTACCCTTGTGATTAAGGCAACCCACAATGATACAGCAACAGCTACTTTGCCAAGTTCCATAGATTGGCCTGACCAAAACATTGTTGTGGTAACAATGGTTGCTTCGGTTGCTAAACTGATTACAAGTACAGGTGGTTTCACCAACATTTATAAAGCTGACTATAATAATCTACTAAAATTTAGCGGTGAAGTCATTAGTAAAATAACTGGTACTGGTATTGATGTAATTAATGCTAAACCATATATTAACAATCTGATTATGATACCGTTCAATGTTCCTAGTGGTGCAATGTCCCCAATTGTTGCCGGTAATGATACATTTAAAACGCAATTACCAACAGTTGAAAATAATTATTTGAACGTTGATTTAGGTAACATTACAGTTAATGGAAAATATCAAAACGCTTATGACTATTACAGAGTTAAAACAAGGTTAGTCCTACCGTATACAAGCCCTATTGAACTTGATCCAAAACATGTTATTGATAAAACATTATCAATTAAATATGTTATTAATGTTGTCAATGGTGATACGACAATCAACTTATACAACGGTGATTATTTGTTTACTTCTCAACAAGTAAACCTTGCTAATGAAATACCGTTCATTAGTAATGCCACTAGTGATTCTCAATATGTTGTTATCAATCAACTTAAAACCATGTTCAGAAATGATGTTCAGCAAGCCTATATCATTATTGAACAACCAACACCTATCTTGAACCTTGAATATTATCCAACTGATGAAAAAGGAATGTTGAAAGATTATAATGGAAATGTAAAAGCTAGTCTTTTGTTTAATATGAATATTAATGCCAACGAGTTAAAAGATTTACAAAATTTGCTTAAAAGTGGGGTACAAATAAAATGACGTTAAGAGTGATTGATGTTAGTTCAAATCAAGGTTATATCAAGGTTTCAAAGATTGATTGTGATGCTATAATCGTTAAGGGTACAGGTGGTACTAACTATGTTAACAAGTATTGCGATCCCGTGTTACAACAATGCTTTAAGTTAAAGAAGCCAGCAGGTGTCTACCACTTTGCCCACGAGTATGGTAAGATTAACAACCCGATCACTGAAAGCAACTACTTTATTAATAACTGCAAAAACTACTTTGGTAAAGTGCTCGTTGCGCTTGATTATGAAGTTGCGATCAATGGTCGTTCATACACCCAGAAAGATGTTA